TGTGACCCCCGCCACAAAAGATACCCGATAGGACACGCCTATCATACCGCCCAAACTTTTAATTTTATTTTTCATTATGTAGTCCTTCTACTAGCGATAACTCGCTCTTCAGGTGATAATAAAGCTTCTTGTGTACGTGTCAAGTTAGTTGTGGGATTTCTTAGTTGTGTCATTTGCACGTTTGGCATCGGTGTATTTGGTAATGGTGGTGTTTGTATAGGAGCTTCACCAAATATATTTTTAATACTATCAAGATTAATTGATGGTTGTTTTGGCTCCTCTATCGATGTTTCTTCAGGTTCAACAACATTTAATTTTTTATTTTTATATTCTCTTACAACTTTTCTAAAATCTAATTTAGGATAAAAATAATTTCTGTTTACTATTTCATTTCTGTCTCTTGCAAATTTTTGTGCGTCTTTTAATCTTTTCTCCATTCTACCTTCATATCCTGTATATGGAATGTTTTGACCTCTTAACAATCTAAATGCATTTTTAGAAGATATGCCTCTATCTTTCATAACTTTTATTAAATCACTTCTCTTAGCTCCTGCTGCAAGTGCGTCTTGTAATACAATATAAAACTCTCTGTTAACTTTTAATTTTTCATCTTGTATTTGTCTAAACTCATCCACCAAAGCTTCTGGTCCTCTTTGTCTAAAATTTTGTAAACTAAATAATTTTTCTGTTGATGTAACTAATCTAGATTTTTTATTAAAGTCAGTAACTTTGTATTGCATACTTCTTGGTACATCTACATTAATTATTCTAACACCAGACAACAACGCAAGTAATTCATCTTGTAAATTTGCAGGAGTTCCACCTCTTTTTATATCAGCTTGTGCTGCTTGAAATGTTTTATCAATTGTAGTTACTGCTCCTGGTTCAACACCTCTGATAATATGTACTAAACTTTTTGTGACTTTTTCACCACCTGAGTCTGTTGGTGAGTAAACTAAAGCTCCTGTTTTTGTAACACCACCTCTGTTACCAACAAATAATTCAGCTGGTAATACATCTGTAAATCTTTCAAGAGCGATTGATTGTGTTAAAAAAGGATCTACAAGAGTTCTTACTGGTCCTTTTTCACCAAAGAATAAATCAAATACTGTAGACTCAACGTCTTGTTGTTTTAACTTACCTTCTTTTATTGTTTTAAGTAAAGCCTCTATTGGCTGTGTTACAACATCGTAAGGACTAAAGTATGAAAAGTTTACAGCTTTACCCACACCATCTTTCCATTTATTTATAGGTAAGATAGTTGCTCTTGAGTTCCACGGTGCAGCTAGACTTCTCTTGTACGCTTCTAGTTGTTCTATTGTAACTCCTGACAAACCGCTCGCTAAACCCAATACTCCTTTTGATGCGCCACCTAAAACTGTGTAAGCACCTAATAATCGTCTAAGTCCCATTTGTCTTAATTTAGGATTTGCAGATGTTGCTTCTTTTGCACCTATAGTTAGTATATTAAACGTGGTTCTAATCATTTCTGCAGGGAAAGACACGAAGTTACCAAAAGGTAATTTTCTTAAACTTTGTATAACTTCAGGAACTTTACTGTACGTTGGGTATGTGTTTCTAATATACCATGCGGCAGCCTCTTCAGTGGCTTCATCTAATGTTTTTAGTTTACCGGCGTTTACACCAAAATTATTTTTTCTCATAAACTCTCTACCAACTATTTCTTTGTACCATTTTGCTACATCTGATACATTATTAAACAACGGTCTTAGTTGAGCTGTCACATAAGTGTGTCCGTACCATTTCCATAAATTATCACCACCTGCATACACTCTTGTTGCAGTTTTACCAAAATTACTTAACTTCTGTCCTACGTTAGATGCGAACTCATCGTTAAGTGCAAATTTACCTTCTGATAATGAACGTATAATTTTATCTAAACTTGTAATTCCTCTTGTATCTTTTATTTCTCTAAGAACAGCTTGTAGCTCTGATGCTACAATGTTTTCATCAATAACACCTAATTCTATTTTTCTTCTTATGTTGTTAAAAAATTTCTCTTCATCAATTACTTTACCAGCACCAAATATATCATCAGCAACCATTTTAATTGCTTCAGATACAGACGCTCTGCCACCTATATGTCCATTTGCTAATGGGAACAGGCCAGCAGAAGTTACGTTTCTAACTTGTGTTACGGGAGATAGAACGGTTTTACCGTATTGAGCTGCTACTTTTAATTGTAAGAGATTTCTATAAAAACCAGACTGTATCCATCTATCTAAACCTTTGTTGGTTCCTCTAAATGCCTGCACAAATTCAGGTGTTGCATATAGTTTTGACATGTTTGATTTCATCAAACCTAGACTTTTTAAATCACCTATTTTTTCAGTATTAAAAAATCTTTTAGCTGTAGCTGCACTCTCACTCGAAAATAACCATCCTTCTTTTACTCCTATGTCTGCAAGTTTATCCATAGACATTTTGTTTATAGATTGTGTAATTGCATTGTTAGATGTTAACATAACAGAGGATCTTAAATTATTTTCTTCACCTAATAATTTTTTAATTACATCTGGTAATTCATCACCTGTTCTAACTAAAGTATCTAATCGTAAATCTTTCTTTGCTACTCTTCTTATAACGTTTAATGGATCTGCACCGTCTTGTTTACCAGCTCTTAGTATACCATCCACTGTTGTCTCTGCCATTTCTTTTAAGGCCTGTTCATTTGACATCTTAGGTGTTTTAAGTGTTTTAATTGCGGATTCTCTTAAATCTTTATTTGCTTTTACAACATTTTTCAAAACCCAATTTACTGCATTTTCTTTTATTTTTTTATCTGGTTGATACGCAGGATTTGTAAATATAGAAAAAGATCTACGCATGTATGATTTTAAATTTTTTAAAACGTATTGTTTTAAATCGCCTTCGGGTAATAAGTTTCCAAAGTTTTGTTTAATTCTTACTAACTCGTCATTTAGTCCTTGAGCCGTGGTCTGTAATTCTTTTGGCAATGCAGACTTCTGTGTTTGTCCTTTTAAAAAAGATAAAACTTGATCAAGATAATAATCTTGACTTGCCTTCGACGTTGTTTTTGTATTGTATTGATCTTCAAAGCTTTTAGCTAAATTGTATGCTTTCTTTTCAATAGACTCTAAATACTTTTCTATTTTTCTTTGATCTCCTTTGATAGCTCTTGCTGCATCAGATGTTATTTGATAACCAAGTCCTGTCTTTTTACCAAGTGATCTAAAATAAGATAAAAAATTATCTAGTCGTCTTAGTTTTCTTTCTACAGGATCTAAACTATCTGTTGAGAATAATCTCCAGTTTGCAAACTCTGGTAATTGTTTTTTAGGATTACCAGTGATGACTGTAGACAAAGCTTTATCTATTACAAAATTACTTGCGTTTCTTATTTTTTTACCAACAGGTGCTGGTATCGCTTTCGCTCCAAGATACGTGATCGGTGTTACAACCGCTTTATCTACTGCTTTTAAACCTATACCAGCCACTTTAGCTCCTGGTTTTAATAATCCATATTTTATACCCAGGCCAAGTGGTTTACCTAATAATGTAAAACCTGCACCAAATGCAGCACCTTCAGCACCGTATCTGATTCTGTTTCTTATTCTGGCTAACGCAAGTTCTCTTCCAGACAATCCTTCTGTATTTTCTAGAGGTATCGCTGTTGTTTCTCTATCTGGTTCTGATGCGATAAAATCTGTTGCCGCGAATGCAGTTGACATATAACCAATTCTTTTTGCTGCATTAATTGCCTTGTCACTTGTTTTCTTTACTTTTCTTGCTTTTGATAATGCTTTAACTCTATTTAATATTTTGAATACACCACCACCTGGCACACCATATTGCGTTAATAGTTTTGTAACTTCTCCTGTAAGTGTTTCAGGGTCTTTTACTTTGTTTTCTTCATATACTTTTGTAAGATCTTCTGTAAGATTAGTGCCTGCCGCTGCATCAATGCCTGATGTTAATAAGTCACCAACAGCATAACCTAAGTCTTGAACACCGCCATATAAACCTTTTTCTACATCTTCAAAAAAATCTATGTAATCTTTTTCTTGAGCCTTGCTTCGGCCCTCCATTATATCGTTTAATCTTTCTACTTTTAATTTATCGAAAGGATTTGTTTCAAAGAAAAAACCTAAATTTTTTAAACCACCCCATGTAAACTTTACAGGTTTAGTTCTTTTATTAAGAGTGTTTTCTACTATTTTTCTAGCAGTATTTTTTTCTATTTGTGAGGGTTGTTTTTTAAGAAATGGATCGGCCATTTTAACCCTCCTGTGGTAGAGTCAAAGTTACGTCGTATTGTTGGTTGAATTGATCCACATCTTGTTGAGTTCTTATTTCTGCAAAATCTAATAAAGCTTGTTTACTGTTAGCTAACAGTTGAACAACCTGATCTGATATAGAGTTTGGTAATCTAGTTCTTAGTTCCGAATAAGTTAAATCTTGTGCTGGTGATTCTTGAATAGTTTCCTGTGTTTGTTGTGGAGTAGTTATGCCTCCAACTTGATATCCTGCTCTACCACCATCAGCATATTTTTTTAAAAATTCAAATGATTTTAAAGCTTCTATGGTAGCCTCTTCACGTGTCATGCCTTTATTCATGTTTTCATCAACCACTATTTTTAAATCATCTTCTAATCCTAAAGTTGCAATTCTATCAAGTAGTGAAGGTGTTTTGAATATATTTGCTGTAAGCTTATCAATATCTTTTAATCTAACTTCTATCTCTTTAATTCTTTGTCTTTGTTCTGCTGTTCTTTCATTAGTTAAAACACCTAGTAGCTCCGATTGTTCAGTTTCTAATGCAAGTTTCTCATCACTAAGATTTTTAACCAAGTTAGCTGTTTTTGCAGCAGCACCTGGGTCAAAATCTTTACCTGTTGTTCCATATTTCTTTTGAAATTCAAAGTCAGCTTCTAAAAGTTTTAAACTATTTTTAAGTTCTTCTGCTCTTGCAAGAGACTCTTGATCTCCTTCTATTGTTAACTTTTCAATTTCATTTTGAAGTTCCATTCTCTTTTCTTCAAAACCAGCTTCTATTAATTTCTGTTGTTGTCTGGATTTGAAATCCTCACTTATAACATCACCTAAGATTGCTTGGTCTAATGCTCTTTGATCAGATACTTCTTGTGCTCTTGCTGATTGAAATCTATTAAAAGGATCTTTAGCTGCTACTGCAGCTGTTTGAAATATGTTGCCTCTTGGCGTTTCAGATAATAAATTTAACCCAAAGTTAGTTAAAAAAGAGGATACAGATCCTGGCATAAAACCACCCCTCTGATTAGGTATTGTTTGATCGAACATTTTTCTTCTTTCATCAAACAATTGTTGGACTCTACCTGCATCTTGATATTGTTGTCTTGGTGTATCAAGACCTGATGTGATACCAGTTCCTGCCGAACCACCCATTCTAAACATTGGTCTTTTTAAAGTTCTGTTCATTATGTTCTTAATAAATTCGCTGGGTTAAAACTACCCGTTACCGCTCCGTATATTCCAGCTAATGTTGAACCAACTCCAAGAGCCGTTTGTAGTGGTGTAGGATTAGGTACGTTAGTTGTTTGTGTTTGACCTGGATAACCACCCATAATTCCAGTTACAATGTTAGCATATCTATCCACTTGTTCTTGTGGTTGGAATGCTGCTTGTCTTGCCGCTTCTCTTTGTGCATCAAGTTGTGCTTGTCGTTGAGCTTGGTTCAGCGCGCCCAACTGACCTAAAGTTCCAACGTCTTGTCTTTGTAATCCTGGTACTAATTGTGCCAGACCTTGTTGTTGATTAAATCTTTGTGCAGCTAATTGCTGTGCTTGTCCAAATCCTTGTTGTAATAAACCTGCTTGCAATAATGCTCTTTCTCTATCGCTTCCTGTTCTAAATTCTGATTGTAATACACCTTCTCTGCCTCCACCAAATGCACCAGAAGCTACAGCACTGTCCCTGATCCGTTGTTCTTGAGCCTGTGCTTGTCTATCAAATTCATTTAATGTTGTATCAATAACTTGTTGTTGATACGGTGACATAAATTGTTGAGTAATTCTTGGATCAAATGTGGCACCTGAAGCCAATTGTGCTTCTCGTAAAAATGGTTGAAATGAACCTAAACCTGCTATTGCTCTTGCTTGTGCATCTTTTTGTAATTTATCTTGATCTGCAACTTGTGGTGCAATACCTGCTAAATTTTGTTGTCTTGTTGTAAAAGCTCTTGCAGCGTCTTGTCTTCTTTTAAAACCTTCAGCTGTCTCACCGGCTTGTTGTGTTAAACTTCCAATGCCTTGTGTAACTATAGGTACACCTGTTTGCGCAACAACCTGTGTTGCTAAATCTTTTCCTAGCTGTTCTACAAATGGTGCGGGTCTCGCTATCGTTGTTTGTGTCGACATTATATGACTTCTCCTAGTTTTTGTGATGTTTGAAACATTTTTCTAGCGCCTTCTAATCCTTGCGATTCTTCAGATACTTCACCTCCGGATTCGAGGTTTTTCATCATGTTATACATAACTTCTGCGCCTTTGTCTACACTGCCATCACCAGCATTTCTTACAGCATCAGCTGTAAATACAAACTCATTTTTAGATAATCTAGCGGGTACATCGTCAGCTCTTTCCATTCTACCCATTTCTACAAAACCACCTGTTTCTCTGTAATCTTTTTCCATACCATCCATGTCAATTAATGGCATAGTTTTTTTAGCTACAGGTTCTTTTGAACCATCTTGATAACCTATTCTACCTCCATCAGCGTAATCTTCATAGTTATATGTGCTACCATCAAAAGCAGCTGCTAATCTTCTTCTTGCTCTTATTGCAGGTATATCTATACTTGGTCCTAAATACTGCTCTTCATTCTCTTCTTCTTGTTTGGGAGTCATAAGACCTGCTAAAGCAGATGTTCCAAATATACCTGCAACAGGACTTATATTACTTAATGAAAAACCAAGTGACGGGTTTTTTAAAAACATTTTTTTTAATATACCTGTTTTTGAAAAACTTGGACCTGCATTTGAACCAAGTAAAAAACTTTTTAATCCACCACCCGTAAGTGCATTACCACCAAAATATAACAATGCAGCTTTACCTATAGGAGATTTTGCAATTTTTTTAACCCCTTTTGTAACTTTCTTTACAAGTTTACCCAGACCATACATCTGTCTACCCATTTCATCCATAGAATCATCAGCAAAACCACCTATGACATCTGTGTTCATAATACCACCATCCATGGCATTTGCTCTTAATTTATCAAAATCAAATAAAGAACCACCGAATCTTGCAGCCAATTCTCCCTTGAATATGTCATCTACATCTTCATCTGATGTAGTTGTGGTTGTTGTAGGTGCTGTGGTTGTAGGAACTACTTGAGGTATAATTTGATTGTCTTGTTCACCACCTATTGATGTAAATGAACCTGGAACTGGACCTTCTCTAAAACCACCCATGGGTCTACCATATGCACCAATAACTCCTGCTTGTCTTAAATCTTTATATTTTTGTATATCGTCTTTTTTCGGATTTAAAAAATCAAAACCTCTATTTTTTAATTTTTCTAATAACTCTGGATCATCCTTTATCTCTCCTAGAATCTTACCAAATGGATCTTTTGGTAATATATTTTTTAATATATTAGTAGTAGAAGGTATCTTACCTAAAAATTTTTCAATAGCGCTTTGTTCTGCAATTTCTTTTGCTCTTTTTTCATCTTCTTCATCGTCTTCTATAGCACTTTTTGCAAGTTCTATTTTTTGAAGATCAAAAATATTTCTTTGTTTGGGTGACATCGGACCCACTGGTGTTCCAAATTTAGGAGAAAAAGGTGTTCCAAATTTAGTTGTTGAATCAACTCCTAATTGAAGTCGTTGTTGTCTTTCTTCTTCTTTTTCAATTCTTTCTCGTCTTTCTCTTTCCCTTTTTTCTTTTTCTTTTCTATTTTTTTCCGCTAATTTAAATCTATCAATTTGTGGCTGGCTTGGAGGTCCTTTTAGTTTTCGGTCTCGTTTTTTTGCTTTATCATAAGATGTAGGTCCCGCACCTCCACGTCTTGGATTATCTGGTCCTGGTCTTTGATTACCTTCTCTATCTGTGCCAGGTGATATGTCTCCTCTGCCCTCTCTGGCATCTCTTTCAGCACCTACAAAAAATCCACGTCTTCCATCAGAGTGCACTACTCCACCCTTAATTAACATCTGTCTTGCTTGCTGTGCTTTTGTTATTGCCATCGTACTATTATATTATAATTTTGTATCTCCTCCAAGTGGTAATGCTTCTACTGTTACTTTGACATCTCTTCTAATATCGTCAGCTACAGTATCTGTGTTTGGATCTTGCACATCTTGCATTGCCTCTGCGTCTGAGTTATACTCTTTGCCTGTTTTCATATTGGTTAATGTTACCTCACTCTGAGGTGTAATAATCTTGACTGGTTTACCGTCTATTATTTCTATTCTATATGATGCTTCTTGTTCTATAAAAGACATATTAATCCCTATTTATCTCCAATATTGATACTATTACCAGTAATCGATCAGCTACGCTAGCTGTGCATTTCAATGCTTCACTTTCTTGAAGGATTAATGGTTCGGTTAATATTTGCGTAGTTGTTCTAGCTGTTGTTGAAAGCTGTGTAAATATTGGAAATTCAGCTGAAGAAGCATCAACAACTTTCATTGAAATATCAGCGCCAGATCCTGAGTCATTGTGTAGTAAAATAGATTTTACTATGGCTCTAGAGTCTGAAGGTGTGCTGTATAGAGTTACCTCGCTTGTAGAATTTAAATCTGCTTTTGCGTTTTTATATATATTAGCCACTTACAAACCAAGAAAATCTTTCTTGCTCCTGTTTTAATTCATCTAAAAATGTAGAGTTTAACTGATCTTTTAAAAGAGTTAAAGCTCTATTTATTTGTTTTTGGTTAGATATATCGTATTGTTCTTTTGGTTCTGGTATTCTTACGTTTATCTTAGCCATTATCTTCTACCATCTGGTTGTAGATCCAATCGTAAAGTTCCAAATCTCCACTCTTCACCATTAGAATCGTTCTCTATCTTAACATTAACAAATCGTCCTCTTGCTCTTGTATCTTTTTTAGTTGTGCTCGAGTCAATTGTAAAAGGACTTAATGTTGTTGTGCTATCAGATTGTTGTGGGTATCTTTTGATAGCCAAACTAACTTTAGCGTTTCCTGCTAATGTTTTAAAATCAGGTACAAATCTTCTCATTGCAAGAAATACCTCACCAGCAACTTTTGGTCCTGTTGCTCTGCCTTGTGCATTTCTTTGTCTTTGCTCTAAATCTATATCGTAAGATTTTATAAAAGAAGAAACTGTAGTTGTACTACCATCTTCGTTGACTTGATCAGTTCCGATTTCATGTTCAAAATATTTGGTGCCTCCTAAATCTCTTTCACCTACTACTTCAGGAAAAGTTCCAGCGTCTGTGCTGTCGTATTTAGTTGCGTATGGTCTAGGGTAAATAGTTGCATCCATCCAACTTGTTCTTGCCTCTGTTCCTGTATACCAGCATTTTTCACCATAATTTAAAACCACATACTTATCATTAAAGTCAGAGTTATTTGATGGATAGTACCAAGTAACTTCAGTAAATAAATTATTTAAACCTGCAGCAACTTGTTGACCTTTTGTAGTGTTAAAATTGTTAAATACAAAATCTTCTACAGTGCATGGTAATGATTTGACTGTACCATCAAACATAAAGAAACCATTATTACTTAACCAAAAAGCAGTACCATCTATTTCTATAACTGCATTCTTACCAATCAATCCACAGTTTGTACCTACTTGTTCAAATCCGAACGTAAACGGTGCACCTACAAACTTCATGGTATACAAAGCATTATCAGTCCATATCAAGATAACTTCTTTTGCTTTTATGGCCCCAATAATTTTTGTGCCATCCTGTAATCTAAAATCACCTGCTGTGTTGATAGCTGTTGCTGCATAGTCATTTATATCTTCTTGATCAGAGAATCTTATAAACATATCATCTTGTGTTGTTGTATCTCCAATAGTTGTTTCTGTACCTAAATGAATTAAGTGACGTGTAGTTGGTGATATCAACGTTACTCTTGATGCAGTTGGATTACTACCAGTTGCAAAGCCAGATGTTGTTGTAGATGCTCTTGTGGTTAATGGTGTTGCAGCTCCTGCGTTCCATGTAAATGTTTTACCGTTTGCAATTGTTGCAATCAATACTTGACCAAAGTTATCTAAACTCCACAGACCAGGTTCTAGAACTACAGACGATGCACTTACAGCACTACCAAATCCAGAAAAGTTTGTAGCATTTGTTACAGTGCTTCCATCACTGTGTGCTTGTCCGTTTGATGTTCCAGCAGTTGCTGTTCCATTTGCACCTCTGGTAATACCAGTTAAATCAGAACCAGCAATACCTGTGTATGTAATTAATTCATTACCAACAGCAATTGTTCCAGCAGTTGGAAAACCAGATGTTGATGTTAAAGTTATTGCTGTACCAGATCCACCTGTACCAGCAGTGTCAGCAAGTAAAGCTCCGTTTAAAGTTGTCGTAGTAACACCTGATACAGTTCCTCCATAGTTACCAATACCAAAACCATAACCATAAGATTGTGCAGCAGGGCCTACTTTTTCATAAGGTATAACACTACAAGATCCACCAGATCCAGATCCTGTTGTTTGTTGTGTTCCTGTTATGATCGCGATCTTTGATGATGTAACTCTTGTGACTTGAAATAACTTATCTTCAAATGCAGCATTAGTTAAACCTGCACCCGTTGGAACTGTTACGTTATCTAATAGTATTATATCTCCAGATTCTAAATTATGATCTGATGAAAAAGTTAATGTCACATCAAAACTTGCATCTGAACAAGACATAACAACAGAACCTATTGTAGATTTTATAGGTGTAATGTCATGAAGTTGTCCTTCGAAGTATAAAAGTAAAAACTTATCTGTTCCAAGGGCCACGTACCGGTTACCATCTAGATCTACGAAAGAGTGTTGTTTTCTAACTACACCTACAATTTTATCTGATACTAATGAAGACCAACCACCAACCTTTTCAGGTAAGCCATATCTAAATCTTACATTGTCAGAATCAATCCATCTATTCTCTGCTCCTGCAGTTGTAGATTGCTTGTCAATTCCTGGTAGAAATTTGTATTCAATTAGAGCCATGGTCCGTGCTCCTTATGCCGTGTTTGTTTTAAATGCCCAGCCTCTTGTTGCATCGACATACACTAATGTAAAAGCTTGACCATTAGTATTTAATGTTAAGTTTGACGTACCTGTATTTATTGGTTGACTGTTTCTATTAACAATTAAGTTGTTAGAATTAAATGTGCCTCTTGCATCAATAAACGTGACTTCTGATCCAACTGCAGGTGATGCAGGTAAAGTTACTGTAATAGGGTTAGCTGTTGTGTTTGCAAATATTTGATCGCCATCTACCGCTGTGTACGCTGTGATTGTTGAAGAGTTTAAAGTTACATAACCTTTGTTTCTAATTCCAAGACTTACATTTGTACCATCAGAATAAACTAAAGATGTTGATCCTACTGGTAATACTACACCTGTTCCTGATACTGTCTTAACTGTTATTGTATATAATGCAGATGTACCTCTTGTTGTTGCATCTTCAAATATTATAATTCTTTCTGAACCATCTGGTATAGTTACATTTCTATTTGCACCTAGTGTGCCTGTAAGTTTGATATATAAATTTTTACCGTTCGATGTTGCACCACTATCTAATGCTAGTGCAAGATCACCACTTCCTAATTGTGAAGATGATAAGTATCCTGAAGATAATTGTTCTAATATTTGTAGGTTTGTATTTGTAATTGTACCCCAAAGACCAGCTTTTTCACCAGTTGTGATTAGTTCTAGTTTTGAGTTGGTTGAAAAACTTGATGCCATAATTCTCCTAGTAAGGGTCTATTGGTGTCCAAACCATTGATGCTCCTGGGTCAACATCATTCCAAGTAATTATACCTGGATCTTTGATGCTTAACGTCATCGGCACGCCAGTTGGGTTTACATTAGCCGCAGCCGTAATACTAACACTTCCTGTGCCAATGGTCAATTGGTTTCCTGTTACAGAAACGTTAGCTGCAGCGGTGACTGTAACTGTTCCTACTCCTAAAGTTAAAGGGCTTCCTGTAGGAGTAACATTAGCTGCACCACTAATAGTTAGTGATCCAAAGCCAAGTGTTAATGGATTACCAGATGGCGTTACAAAAGCTCCTGCTAGTGCAGATGAACTACCAACTGCGAGAGTCAATGCATTACCTGTTACGTTGACAGTAACGTTAGGATTAAATACGGATGTTGCTATTGGTGTAGCGGATATAGAACTATGACCGAGCATCTATTACGCTCCTGGATCGATAATGTTATTGCCTTCTATCTTGGCCCATTCTTGAATTTCTTGATAGTCTATATTTGCTTCATCTAGCGGAACTAAAGATACAATATCATTCTTTATTCTTTTGTAACAACAAAATTGATTATCCTCTGGATTATATATTTTTTCTACTGATGTAATAAATTCCATAATTATAACTCCGCACTAAAATTGTATGCTTGGTATCTTGGAGAATTGTCCGCACTTCCAGACATAGAAAAACGAACAGATTTATCTGAACTGTTATTCATGCTAGTATTACCAATTTCATTTGAACTTGTAGCTGTAAATGTTGGTGTTGTTCTCATTGGAACGGGTAGTGTTTTGTGGACAGCTCTTGAACTATCGCTTACTCTCATTACTGTTATATCTAAGTATCCTGTATCTTGATAGTAATATCTCAAACATCTGTTTAAGTTTATATCAGTTGGCAAGAACTCAAAATCGCTGGCTTGTGAGCCTGCCTCAAGCTGGACTCCAGTTACGTACCATTCATTACTTGTGCTGTCAGCAAGATTAACTGTTTGACCAGCAGCATTTTTATTGTCAGTATGAGCACCCCAAGAACTACTATCTCCACCTACTCTATCAGTTCCAGCTGCTAATGCCCACCATATCCATAAAGATGTATTATTATCATTATCAAAAGTACTAGCTGTATCTCCAGCAAAAGTTATTGTTTTCTTTTCCCAAGTGTCCGCACTATTTATTGTATAAGTATTTCCAATACTTCTAACTTGATCATTGTTATATAGAGAGACATTATAGTCGCCTGTTTTATTTGATTTAACCCAAAAAGATACAGTTGTACTTTGAGCAGATGAAGTTCCATATTTTAAATACTGTATATTTTGACCTTCAATTTTTTGAGATATTCTACACAAATCATTAGATGCTAATGATGCATCTGCAGTGGTACAATCCATTTTTAATGATTTTGCAAAACCTTGACCAGTTGGTACATCAGTAGATTGCGTTTGAGTAAATTCCCAAGTTGGAGAACCGCTTTCTCTAAATTCCCATCTATCGCAAGTATGATAACCATTATCTCCATTACCTAAACCAGTAGCTGAAGTTCCATATTGCGCAATGTCCATTCCGCCATTAATTATTATATTCCTAAAATTAACACCTTTGACATCTGCGATTGCTGGTTTACCTATTCTTGTTATTGCCATCTATGCTCCTATCAACGCCTTAATCTCTGCATCTGTAAGTCCGAGATCTTTTAATTTTTGTTTGCCTGTTAATGCGTCTGTTTCTTTTTGTGTTTCTGCATCTTTTAATTCTTGTATCTTTGCATTTACTTCTGCCTCAGTTGGCTTTGTAATTGAGCTGTCATGAATTATTAAAGTAGAATAGTTTTGTTCTTTACTACTAAAGCCAAACCATTGTCCTTTGTGCATTGATGCTAATGCTCTATCTAACCAATCTCTATCATTCATTTTATGTATCTCCTAATCTTATGAAACGAACATAAGTTAAATCTTGTGTGCTATCTCCACTTGTTGCTGTAGCAGAAGTTTGAGGCTCTACTGAAAATCTAACTTTTTGATTTGATATATCTGTTATATCTAAAACTATATCTGCATCTGCACTTGTAAAAGTTTGTCCACCATCTACTTGGTCAATAGATGTATAAGTTAAAACATCTACTGAAAAAGATGAATTATTTTCTGTCACTTCTATTTTCTGTGCAATAAATCTTGTATTACTACTTAAACTATATGTTCCATGAAATTGAACATGATAAATTCCTGTGCTTGGAAAACTAAATATACCAGAGCTTTCACTCATTGAAGAACTATATGATCCTGAAGAACCAACTGCTGGTGATGTATCATTTCTTTCCCAATTAGATGCTATTGGAACTGCATTACCAGTAAAAGTTGAAGTTAATCTCCATTGGTCTACCATTGTAATTCCAGTGTTAGGTAGGCTACTAGTAAATGTACCAGAACCATTAGAAGTAATTATAGCATTACCGCCACCGTCTTGAATCGTGTTTACTTTTAAAATACTACTCATACTATGCTCCTAACCTGTATGCACCGAAGTATGTTGCCTGAAAACTTGTGCTACCTTCAGCAACTTCAGTACTACCTGAATTATGTTTTCCAATAAGTGTTAAATAATCAGATGAACCATTTAAATCTATTACAAATGAAGTGGACATAGATTGATCACCATCTTTAGATTTTCTTCTAACTAAATTTGTAAGACTAGATCTTGTGTTATTTTTTCTAAATTCCATTTCAATTGCTGTACCATCTGCTACTCCTGAAAAATGTATATTGGAATATACAAAATACTTACCACTAATTTGTGGAGTAAACCTACCATTGCTTGTATCATAAGCATTATTAGTATCAAAAACCTCGGTATCACAAATTATAGTCGTTACAGTATCGTTTGATAAATTTTGATTAGAACTTAAATAAGCATGAAAAGCTGGAACATTAGATTGCAACGTAACACCTGATCCAATAGTAATGTTACCAGATCCAGAGCTAGTTGTTATTTCACCGACTTTTAAAATTCCGTT